GATCAAACGGCAAATATGCCATTAAATCAGTAACCTTTTTAGGTTGAACAATTGAGTCAAATGATATTAGCCAATCCTGATTAAAATAATTAGGACGGGAATGGTTTTTAGTCTTAACAATACGCCAAAATTTTGCTAAAGAGCTATAATAAGAAAATAAAATAACCTCATCAGGAACAACAAGTTCCTTATATAATTTAGAAAGAGGAAAGGCATCATTAAATAATAAAGATGCGACGGTCTTATTTAAAAGATCGGTAGACTCATTAACACGAGATTCACCAATATAAACGGTTTTAATCTCATCGGGATGACCCCAAGAATCTAAAAGTTCATCTTCAAACGGAGAAATAGCTAAATCAATAGCATACTTCCACGATTTCCAAGACGATCGAAGATTCATACGAGGTAGTATCTTAAACAAATCAGGATCAGAAATAAATTTCTGAACCCAATAATAATAATCCGAGTCCAAAATATACTTTCCATATTGAGGTATACCCAATCCACCTAATCGGGTTGGTAAAAACCAAGGTGCATTAGCGACCTTTAATTCTTTAGAATTTAAATATAAAAATTGGCATAAAACCCTTTCACGAAGGCTATCAGGACAAAGATCCATAAGCTCACGAGAGCGAGAACCTACATCCAACTTCGTTAGGCCCCCATCTTTAGGTGAAGAACGCTTAACACCATTTAAAAGACCGAGATTAACCCAAGGTACAGATTCATATAAATTTGTATCTGGACCATTTGTGGTACGTCTACGAAAATTACGCGAATTTATATTAAAAAATTCACGGGAGAAATAATATTTTCCCCAAGACGGATTTAAACCACAAAACGAAGAAACACGTTGCCACAATTGGTGACCAAACTCACTTACCGGAAGAACAGCATCATCTCCATTGACAAGGAGAGGCAGTATATCAAAAGATAAAGGACAACGAAAGTCCTGCTCGAGAACAAGCCATAAAATGGCAGCATTAACTATACAAAGTATAGGAAAAGAACTAATAGATCCCATTAATTGACCACGTTTTTGTGGTAACTGGCCTAACTCACGATCATAAATTTCGTGACCAGTCAAAGATTGACGATATAAAAGAGTCTCATCTTTGGTTAAATTTAATTCCGCCGATACAAGGCGACAAGCCAAATCTGAACACCATGAAAACA